CGCCGATCTTACGGGAGTTGCCGGCGGTGTAGCCCCCCGGCACGGTGATGTTGGTGCTGGCGATTAGGCCGGCGCGGCCGTCGTCGCTCTGCACCGCGTACAGGTACACGTCGTCGCCCAGAGCCAGCGCGTCCAGCGAGCCGTCCTGGTTGGCTGCAGCGGTCGGGTCCCAGTCGGTCGCCGCGTTCAGGACATAGCCCTTACCGTTTCCGCCGATGTTCAGGACGCCCTCCGGTAAGTCCAGGCGCATCGCTCCGGACGCCTCAATAGAGCCCATCATTTCACAGTGGCCCGCACCTTCTGCGGAGATTGCATACGACCGCTGAACCATCAGACACCCTCCAGATCAGTAATTGATTGTTCGACACCCTGCACCGTGTAACCCAGCCGGAAGATCTCCGCCTGCGGGCTCTCGGTGCGCTTCATTTGCACGCGTCGGGTTTCGCCGGTGTCGTCGTCCTCCACGTCCAGAACCCGGAAGTCCGGCATATCGCCGTCCGGCGCTTCGCCGTTCGCCAGATCGCGGTCATAGACGTAGGTGAAGCGCCCGACCAGCAGGCCCTCCAGATGCCGCTTGAGCGTGGCCACACCTTGCGGGCGAATCTCGCCCTGGGTGGCCAGGCCCTGCAGCAGGTCATAATCGGCCCGCGTGCGCAGACCATATCGGGGTACTCCCTGCATTTATGCTTCCTCCACAGTGATGACCGCCACACCGTCCACGCGGCTGACCGCGCGGCGATCGGCGATCGCGTTGATTGCTGCTGCCAGCTGGGTCTCGTCCTGGATGTCGGCGTCAATGCCGGCATCCGCCAGGACGTTCAGCAGCTCGCGCTGCAGCATGTTGAAATAACCGGCCAGCATGGGCGTCGCGCGCACGTTGCTGGCCGGGTCTCCGTTTCTCCACTCACCCTCGGACGTGGTCCGCTCGGTGAAGACGCCTACCTTCTCCATCGTTAAGCCTCCTGATAGCCCACATTCAAAATCTGCCAGGACGGCGCGGCTTCATGCAGTGCGCACTCCACCAACTGATCGCCCCAGCTCCGCAGCGGGTCGCCAATCTCCGACGCGCCGATTTCAGCTGCGCGCACCACGCCATCCGGCACCAGCACGTCCCAGGCCCACAGCCAGTCCTCGCCGCTCATCGGGTCGCCGATCTCCGCGCCCCGTGTACCGGCACCGGCGCCCAGCTCCATGGTCGCCTCGCGGTGTTCGATGATCCGCGCACCCTCGTAACCCAGCCCCTCGGCCAGATCGATGTAATCCTGTTTTCGCATGCCACCCCGGCCGACAATCCGCCCGATCAGCGCCACGCGGCGATCGGTCAGGCTCTGCTCGATCGGCGCACACTCGCTGGGCAGGCTGTAGCTGCCCTCCCACTCAGGGAACAGCGCGTCCGCCTGGCGCGGGTCCGCCTCGGCCAGCAGCTCCAGACTGCGAGCGTCTACTCGCGCAAATTCCTGGGCGGAGCCGTCCAGGAGTCGCTGCAGATTGCTCTCGGGCTCGGTCGGCCAGACCATGCCCGGCGGCAGCAGGCTGAAAAGCAGCCCGCGATAGTCGCCACCCGTTAGTTCTGCACCCACGTCACACCTCCCCAGATCGGCAGCACGCCCGTGGAGTGGATCACGTCAGCGACAGGCGACTGCAGGTCGTAGTCCTCCACGCCAGGCGCCAGGCTGATCGCCGCGCGAATGCGGGAAATCAGCAGGGTTCCGCCCGGCTCGCCCTCGCGCTCCACCAGATCGGCCAGGGCCTGGGCAGCGGCGGTGCGCACCGCCTCGGTGTCCGGCGTGACGATCAACTCCGGCGCGAACGACTTCGTATCCGGCGCCACCACGTACACCTGGGCCTGCACGTTCCTGCGGCCCTCGATGTAGTCCAGCACCGCGTCCAGCAGCTGCTGCGAAGGCAGTGGGCCGTCGCTGGCATCGTCCGCCATGACGCGAATCACCACCGATCCCGGCCCCATGCCCAGCGGGTCCTCCCAGGCACGGGTTACGCCCGGCACCTCCAGTGCCCAGCCTTCCCAGTCGCCCTGGGCACCGCCACGCGGCACCCGCGCCCGGCGCAGCAGAATGCGATCGCGCCAGCTGCTGTGCGTCTCCAGGTCGGCACCACCCCGGATGCCATCAACACCCACCACGGCCGCCGTGGAAACGCCAGGCAGCGGCGACACCAGGCGCAACTCCGCGCCCGCGTCCTGGTCACCCGCCAGTCCGGCGGCCAGCGCCTCCACGGTCGCCGTGGCCGTGCCGGCGGCAATCACCGCTTCGACGGTGGTCTCGTACTCCTGGCCATCCAGCTGCAGCCGCGTACCCTCGACGATCACCGAGTCGTCGCTACCCTCAAAGGTCACAGCGCCGGTGGCCTTGGCCGCCTGGCGGCGCGGCACGCCCGCACTATGCAGGTGCAGCAGCTCGTCGTCGCAGGTCTCCGGGAACAGCTGGCGCTCCAGCCACTGCAGATACCCATAAAGGCCGTGCGTTACCCCGGCCTGGCTCGTGGCCAGGGCCTTGGTCAGGCGCGTGGCCAGCGCCGCCTGCGCACCCGGCAGCCGCGACAGCAGGTCCTGGTCGCCCCGCGTCATCAGCTCCGGTAATGAAGGCCGTTTAAACGCCATTTACCCCTCCGTTATGCAGCGTTTCGCCACACATAGTCGTATTGCCGTTCCAGCACCGCGCGATCGCCGCGCCGGATCACCACCCGCAGGCCCAGCGTGTCGCGGCGCATGTGATACGCCTCAACCTCCACCGCCTCGGCCACTTCGTCCTCCACCAACCAGGCCAGCGCCTCCTCGGCGTACTCCTGGGCGCGGCGGCGGACCTCCTCCTGTTCCTTCTCACGGTGCAGCAGCCACAGCCGGGAGCCGTGCGGGCGGTCGTTATAAGCGTCTGCCCAGTAGCCCCGGCGGTCGCTCGTTCCGTCCGGCAGCCGGTCTTCCTCCAGGGCGCGGCGGTCGGTGAACAGTGACAGGATCACCGCCGTCTCCAGGCCCTCGTCGGTCGCCAGGTCGCCGCCCTCGATGTCCAGATCGAAGCGCTTGGCGCCTGGGTCAAACTTCAATGCAATGTCCATCAGTCCATCCCCTGGTTAGGCGTGCCGGTCGTGCCGCCGGAGTCGCCCGGGTGGTTGTGGCCGTTGTAGGTGTCGCGCATGCCCTGCATGGTGCCGTTCGGATCGGCCACAGAAGTGGCGGAAGACAGGGCGCCAGTAAAGGCGCCGGTGCCGTTCACCACCAGGTTGCCGTTGATCGTCACGTTGCCGTCGTGGGTCGTGGTCGCCGTGATGTGACAGGTCGGCGCGGTCACCTCCAGGTGCTGCACCGCCTGCACCTGGATCTTGTCGCGCTTGAACACGATCACGTTGCCCAGATCGTCGTACATGGCCACCTCGCCCTGGGCCAATTCCTTCATGCGGTAGCGCCGGTCATCCACGGCCAGCGCCACCAGGTGCGCCCGGGCACCACCCACGGCCGCCACGATCGCCTCGGCGCCTGGGTGCGGGTGGCTGGTGTAGCCGTACTCCTGGAAGCGCTCGGCCCACGCGGGCTCACCGCCCAGCAGCGACACTTGCACGCCCTGCAGCTTCAGGCTGTCGTCCACCAGCTTCAGCACGCCACGGGAGACCAGCAGGCGGATGCGCCGCCATACCGGCCCCATCAGCCGTTGCCAGGTGCGCCTCTGATCTGCCATCACATCACCACCCAGCCAGTTGCTTGACCGCCGCCCTCGGCTTGCGGCTCCGGTACCGGTACTGGCTCAAAGGCCGCCGGCGGGGCCACGCGCAGCTCGGCGGTACGCCCCTCGTTGCTTTCGATCAGCTGCACATCACTGATCAGCATCTGTTCATCCAGCCCCAGGTAGGCGTCGCGCACCTGCACCAGGTCACCCGGGCGCCACACCCCTTGTTCATGCCGCCAGGCGCCCACGGTGTAGGTCACGCCCCGGCCCTTGGCCCAGCGCATGCGCGCCTCCAGCTCAGCCCTGGCCTTGCAGTCGGCCGGATCGGCCGGGGTGTCGCAGACGATCAGGGTGGTGCGCGGCTTGCGCACGCGGGGGTCGGTAGCCGCGGCCCGAGGGCCGGCGGCGTCCTCGCCGTTCCAGTCATCGGTGCCAGGCGTCTGGCCTTCCACGATGTAGGTGTTGAAGCGGTCCCGGTCACTGAACGCCCCGGAGCCCTTGCGAATATTGCCGCCCAGCTCCAGCGGCGTGCGGATCTCCCGCTGCACCGCGTGCACGATCACCAGACGGCCCTGGGCATCGCTCACGATCCGCGCGCCCCGGATCTGCGCCGCCCGCTCGATGGCCTCGGCAATCGGCTGGCCATCCTCCAGGGCGAACTCCCGGAAGGGCTTGTCCGCGCCCACGGTGTCGATCACCTCGACCCCATAGGGCTGCGCCAGCGTGGTCGCAATCTGCACCAGGGTCTGGCCATCGAAGCGCCGGTCCTCCCCGCTGCAGTCGATCAGGTCCGCCGCCTTGCTGCGGCCGCTGGCTGAAATGGTGTGACTGGTCGCGTCGTAGTCCGGCAGCACCTCGTCCAGGTAGCCGGTCACCACCAGCTCGTCGCCCACGTGCACCGTGCAGGCTTCGCCCGGCGTCACCGGGCGCACCAGGCCAGACTCGGCCCAGCGCTCGGTCAGGGTCAGCTCGAAGCTGTCCGCGATCTGTTCCAGGGACAGGCGAATACGCACTTCCTGCCAGCCCTGGTGGCGCTGGCTGCCGATCTGCAGCACGACCGGCTCGCGGTTACTCACTCAGCACCTCCAGCTCGATACCGCCGCGCAGGGCGCCGGGGTGGCGCGCGCCGTTGCGCACCGTGATCTCGTCCGCCCGGGTGGCGTCGCCATACAGCCGGTGGGCCACCACCAGCGCCGGCAGGGTTGTCTGCGGGGTGTAGGTGATCAGCCCCGGCAGGGCCACGGCGCGGTTGCGCAGGTCTTCGGAGACCGCCGCGCGCAGCGCCACCAGCGAGCCGTACACGCTGTCGGTGATCGCCGCGTCGGTGGTCATCTGGGCATCAATCAGCGCCAGGGTGTCATTGCCAGCGGCCAGGGCGTCCTGCCGACTCATCCAGTCGGTGTCCGCCACCAGGCGGGCCGCCGCAACGGTGGCCGCGCGGCCGTTCAGTTGCCGGGCCGCCACGGTGTTCTGGGCGCGCTGGATGCGCTCCGGGGTGTCCGCTGTTGGCGGTGTCACGCTGTTGCTGCTGGTGCCGGTGTCCAGCATCAGCCGGGCCGCTCGGGTCGGTGTGCCAGGCGTCAACAGCACACGGCCACCGCCGCCGCTGTCTCGGTTGCCCAGGATGGTGTTGCCGCTGTACAGATCCAGCGCCCTCACCGGGCGCAACACCGCGTTGCGCAGGCGGTTGTAGCCGCCCAGCACGATGCCCGCCATGTTCATGGGTGCGCGGATCTGCGACGCCACCTCGTCGGCAATGCCGCCCACCACGCCATCGACGCCACGCACCACCGCCGCCAGGTCTCGCTCTACCGCCACCAGCGACCAGCCCAGCAGGCCGTCGACATTCCACTGGTCGGTAAAGTCCTGGGTCAGCTCCTCCTCGAAGGCACCGGCCGCCTGACGCACCTCCCGCTGGGTGTCCACGGTGGTGGCCGGGTAGGCTTCCTCGCCCGCTTCGGAAAAGGTCACCTGGAAGCTGCACACGCCGCCGTCGCGGGTGCTCTCGCTCCAGCGCACGTCGCTGGCCACCGCCTTGAAGCTGCCCAGGTACGGGTGCACCAGGGTGGCCGTGCCCGGGGCGTCCAGCGCCTCGATCAGCGCATCGCGCTGGCGGTCGTAGTCGTCACCGGCCACGAACAGCGACAGGCGCCACTCGCGGGCCTTGCGGCCCATGTCCTCGGCATAAGGGCGGTTGCGGCGCGGGTACTCATGGATCAGCCAGCGACGGCCGCCCGTGGTGTCGGAGCGCTCCACGTGGAAACGCACCCCGCGATAGGAGCCCGCCAGTTCCGGGTCGATGCGATCACGCCAGGTCACGTGCTAAGCTCCTGTTCGCGCATGAATAAAAAAGGGGATCACCATGAAAACCACTGAAAAAGCGGGCCTGATCGGCGCACTGCTCGGCCTGGCAGTCGCTCTCGCCTTCTTCTTTCTCACCCCGAAAATTCACTGGGGCTTTCACCTCGGCCTTGGCCTGCTCGCTGTTGCGACGGCATACAGCGCGGGCGAGAAGGTCGCGAAACGTGAGAAATTCCACCCGCGTGACCTCGGCTCCTTTGTGGCCTTCGTTCTTGGCCTTGCCGCTGGCGTCGGCACCTTCTACGGCCTTGAGGGCGCCCACTGGGGAGTTGCCGTCGTTGTCGGCGTGGTGGTGTTCGCCGGCGGCCTCCAGGCAGATTTGACGCACCGCGCGGAGTCCAGACAAGCGGGCGATATGTAGAAGCACGATCACGGCGCCACCCCCAACACTCCAGAATCCACATCGAAATCCATGCCCCCGTTACGGCGCGCCTCCGCGATGCGGGGGCGCCCCTCGGAATCCACCACGATCCGCAGCTCGCCACCCACCTCGGCCCGCGCCGGGCCGGGCATCGCGCCCCGGCGGTTGTCGGCCACCGGCGCGCCGGTCGGCATGGGCGCTTCCATGCCACCGATACCCAGACGATCCTTCACCCAGTCCGGCATCCACTCGATCAGCCCCGTGATCCGGTCGGACAGCCAGCGGGTCAGGTCAGCCCACTTCTGCTCGATGCCACTCCAAAGTCCGCCGATCCACTCCTGGCCCATCTCGGTCAGGGGGCGGGCGCCGAATAGCTCGAACACCGCGTCGATTCCCTTCATCAGCAGGGCGGCCGGGCTGAAGGCCAGTAGCTGCTTGGCGATGTCGCCAATGCCCTGGCTGAAGAACGACTGGATGCCGCCCCACAGGTTGCCGAACCACTCGGAAATTCCGCTCCAGTTGCGATAGATCAGGTACACCGCGCCGGCCACCGCCGTCACGCCGGTGATAATCCAGCCGATCGGGGTGGTCAGCAGGGCAAGCGACAGGGCGCGGATGCCGGCAATCGCTGCTGGCACAGCTCGGGCCGCCAGACTCATCAAACCCCTGCTCAGCGACAGCAGGCCAGCCGCAGCCCCAACCAATCCCCGGGCCGCAAGAGACACCAGAGAAATAGAAAGCCGCGCCAGGGCCGTCAGCAAGCTGCGGATGGCGCCAAACGCCACCACGGTTGCCGTCTTCCCAAGCACCAGGAGTTGATAAGTTGCCACCACTAGGGAGACCAGGAAGCGCCCAGCCATCAGGCCGGCAACGACGGCAATCAGGTTGCCGTAACCGCCTACCATGTCAGCCGCCCGAGAAACTGCCGCACCCACCATCTGCATGCCACGCCACACGTCGCGGATGCCGTCCACGATGTCGCTAGCCACCGCCTCGCGATTGGCCTCACCCAGGGCGCCCATCTGGCCGATCCACTCATTAATGGCCGGCAGCAGCTCGCCCACCACGGACGCCTGGATACCGAACAGCACCGTGCGCAGGTCACCCATCTGGCGGGTGTACTCGCGGCTGTTCTCGATCTCCTCCTCGGTCAGGATCGCGCCACGGTCCCGCCCGGCCTGCATCATCCGCTCGATCTCCTCGCGGGTGGCGCCCAACATCTCCACCATCTGCTCGGCACCCTGGCCGCCGAAGATCTCGTCCATTACGCGCTGTCGGGCCGCGTCGTTCTCGAGATCACCCAGCCGCGAACGCACCAGGTCAAACATGGCAGCCGTGTCGCCGCCGGTCTTGCGCAGATCCTCGATGTTGATGCCCAGGCGCCCGAATGCCTCGGCGGCTGGGCCGCCAGCGGTCACCACGAACTCGTCCGCACGCAAGCCCAGTTCCTTCAGGCCGTCCACCAGGGCGTCGTTCTGCACCCCGAACTGCTTGCCGACGTACTGCCATTCCTGCAACCAGGTGGTGCCCACCCCCACCCGCTCGGCGGCGTTCTTGACTTCGTTGCCCAGATCCGTCACCCCCGACACCAGGCGTTCCGTGCCCCACACCGCGCCGGCAGTGATTCCCCCCATCCATAGCAGTCGCTGGCCCAGCCCTCGGGCGCGCTCCACCACCGTGCCCAGGGACTGACCCACGCGGCGGGCGGAGGATGCCAGTCGATCCAGCCCGGCACGCTGCGACAGGCCGGAGAGCGAGCGCTGGATGCGACGAACCGGGCGCGTCACCCGGTCCACCAGCTCCATGACAACACTGGTCACCATGTTAGCCATGCTGCTTCATCTCCTCGGCCAGTTGCTCTGCCTGGTGGTACCACCACTCCAGGTCCTCCAGGTCCATCTCCAGCAGGTCCAGCGGGTTAAACCCCGTGAACGCCACCGCCACGGTGCGGACTAGCGCTTCCCAGTCCGCGGGGGTCGCGGCAAAAAAGGCTTCATCGCTTCCAGGCACAGCACGATGTCGCGCCCGTCCATCTCGTCGCAGGCATGCGGCGGGATGCCGGCCAGCTTGG